GCGGAGTGATGAGTGGTGCGGTGCTGAGTGCGGTGAGCGAGGGCTCGGATTCTTCTTCGGCGGTCGAGGGTCGATACCTCCCCGGTCGAAGCGCGGAGATCCGAATCCGAAGTGGGGTGGGGTCTGATGATCCTCCCCCACACCCCTGCACCCAGACACCCCTATCGAATTTTCAGAAGCCAAATCGGAGGGGTGGCCCCCTATCGCGATTCTGATTTGCCGTCAAATTTTTTCGTGATACGTTATAACCATGTCCTACGACGAAGATGACTGGGATCGACCCCGCCGCGGCAAGAAGCGCGGAAAAGCCGTGGGTCCACGCCCCTCGCAACACCGCACCGCGTACATCGAGGCTCGGATCGCCGGTCTGAGTCCTGTGCAATCTGCGCGTCGCGCCGGGTACACCGACCCGAAACGCCACGCGAAAGACCTCGAGAAGCACCCCGAAGTCATCGCCGCGCTCGAAAAAGTGCGCACCGACGTCTCTTCGCACAAACAGCGGGTTTACACGCGTGAAAAGGTCTTCGAGTTGATCGAAGAAGGCCTGCAGATGTCAAAGGCGACTTCGGACCCAATGGCTTTTTTCAAAGGCGTGCAGGAAATCAACAAAATGCAGGGCTTCTACGCTGCCGAGAAACACGAACTCGGCATCTCGCCCGAACTTGCCGCGCTCCAAGGACGGTTGAGCGGCCTCACAGACGCCCAGTTGCTCGAAAAATTGGGTGGAGAACAGGGAATCGTTGTCGATGCAGAAGCGAAAGTGCTCGAGGTGCGGCGAGACTAAGCCGCACTACCCCACTGGGGTCGTCTGTGTTCACTGTTCCGCGGCGGTGAAGGCCGAAAAACTCGCCGCAAAGGCCAAAGAACGCCTCGCCGCAAAGGTCGACAAGCTCGTCGAGAAGAAAGCGCGGGCGATCGTCAAGAAGAAGGTCACTCAGCTCAAGAAAAAGACCGAAACACTCGTCCGCGCGAAGGCGAAGGTCGAAGCGGCCCCGACGGCGAAGGAGTTGGAGCGCAAGAAGAAGCACATCGAGCGCGGAATCCAGCGTTTCAAGGCCAGTCGCGAGAAGCGTGTGCATGCGTTCGCGAGTGAAGAGCGTCGGAAGGAGAAGGAACGACAACTCGAAGAGTCGAAGAACGACTACGAGAAGGAACTGATTCGCCGCGAGCTGTGCCGCCGCAAGCTCATCCACTTCACGCAGTACTACACCCCTCGTTACGAAGCCGGCTGGGTCCACCGCGAGATTGCGGATGAGCTGGAGCAGTTCCTCGAAGGCGTGGTAGCCGGGACGAACCCGCGTCTGATGCTCTTCGTCCCACCGCGGCACGGCAAGTCGGAGCTGGTGTCGCGCAAGTTCCCCGCCTGGAGCCTCGGTAAGTACCCCTGGCTCGAATTCATCTCGGCGTCGTACGACCTGTCCCTGCCGATGGAGTTTTCGCGGCACAACCGTGCCCTGCTCCGTGACGCGTGGTACAAGCGGCTCTTCGACACGCGCCTGGATCCGGAGAACCAGAACGCCGAGTGGTGGCGCACGACGAAGGGTGGCGGTTTCCTCCCGGCCGGTGTCGCCGGTCCGATCACCGGTAAAGGCGCGCACATCCTGAACATCGACGACCCGGTGAAGAACTCCGAGGACGCCGATTCCGAGACGTTGCGGAAGAAGGGCTGGGACTGGTTCGGCTCCACCGCGATGTCGCGCCTCGCTCCGCAGTCCGGCGCGGTCATCACCATGACCCGCTGGCACGATGCCGACCTTGCCGGGATGGCCCTGCAGACCATGTACGACAACCTGCGCGAGCGGGACGAGCTGGTCGCCGCGTGGCGGGCCGAGAAGGTCTCCGAGACCGAGATCGAGCGCATGGTCGCCGGGCTCGAGGAAGAGATCGACATGTGGAAGGTCATCAAGTACCCGGCCATTGCCGAGCACGACGAGCCGAACCGCAAGAAGGGAGAGGCGTTGCACCCGGCTCGCTATCCCGTACAGCGTCTGATGCGCATCAAGAACAGCGGCCTGCAACCGCGTCACTGGTCGGCGTTGTACCAGCAGAACCCGGTGCCGGAAGAGGGCCTGTACTTCAAGGCAGAGAACATTCGGTTCGGTTCGATGCCCGACTGGCGCGAGCGTCCGATACGCATGGCCTGGGACTTGGCCATTGGACAGAAGCAGTCGAACGACTATACAGTGGGCGTAGTTGGCGTGCTCGACGAAGCGAACCAGATCACGGTGATCGACATGGTTCGCGGTCGCTGGGACACTGATGAGATCGCGACGGCGATTCTGGACCTGTACAGGAAGTACTACGTTCAGAACAAAGACATCGTCGTTGGGATTGAGAAGGGACAGCTCGAGCTGGCGGTGAAGCCTGCGTTGAGGAAGCTCATGGACGAGAAGAAGCTGTGGCCGTCGTTCGACGACACGCTGAAGCCGATCACAGACAAGATGGTCCGTGCGCGCCCGCTGCAGGGCATCGCGCAACGTGGCCTGCTGCTCTTCCCCACCAGTGCTAACTGGGCCGAGGTCGCGGTTCACGAAATGCTTCGCTTCCCCGGCGGCGTGAACGACGACATCGTCGACGCGCTGGCGTGGCTCGCGCGCATGTTCGTCAACGTCTCTGCGCCGCAGCGGCGTCGTCCGAAGGAACCGGAATCCTGGCGCGATCGGCTGCTCCGGCCGCGCCTCAGCGCAGGGAGTGTGATGGCGGCATGACGGTCAAACTGGTCGAATTTGCGGATTCACATGTGTGCGCGAAGTGCATCGAGGCGCTGCAGGACGCGATCGACGCGAAGCCGGACTCGGTGTTCGTGCTGTATCGGAAGGACGGGAAGGTGCATTACCGCTCGGTCTTCACCAACCGGCTCGAAGACATCGGTGCGTTCGAGGTTGCGAAGCAGGAGTTCTGGTCGGCGTGACCATTCTTTCCTGGCTATGGAGGCCGGCATGAAGAAGAAAGGCGGTGGGCGTCCCAAGCCCTGCAAGGTCTGATCGATGACGCCCGAAGACATCGCGGCGGTCTGCCACGAGGTCAACCGAGGGTTGTGCGTCGCCCTCGGCGACTACTCCCAACCCAATTGGCCCGCCGCGCCTGACTGGCAGCGCCACTCGTGCATCGAGGGCGTGCTGTTCCATCTGTGGAACCCGGACGCTACGCCTGAGCAATCGCACGAGCTGTGGATGTCTGGTAAGCGGAACGAGGGCTGGGTCTACGGTTCGGTGAAAGACCCGGTACTGAAGACCCACCCCTGCATGCGCCCGTACGGCGAGCTGCCGGTAGAGCAGCGCCTCAAAGATCACCTCTTCAAGACCGTCGTGAACGTGCTGGCGGAGGCCGATTGAAGTGAGTGACACCCATCTAGCCTGCGAGAACTACGAGCGCTATTGCTACGTTCGTGACAACGGCCACATCCAGTTCGTCCGCAAGGCGAAGGAATGCCGGGACTACTTTTTCGGCCGGCAGTGGGATCCCGCCGTCAAGGCAATGCTCAAAGCCGCCCGGCGTCCGAGTTTCACGATCAACGAGCTGTTCGCGCAGCTCGTCACGGTGGCGGGCGAGTACATCGAGAACCGCGCCGACGTGTCCTTCGTCGAGACTGCCAGTGGCACGCCCGAGGTGGCCCAGGCGCTGACCAAGACGAATCTGCACATCAAGCAGACGAACAACTACGACCACATCGAGGGGCAGATGTTCTTGTCCGGGATGATCACGTCCCGCGGCTACATCGACGTCCGCCCGGCGTTCAACGACCAGTTGATGGGGGAGGTGCGCTACAAGTACCTCAAGGCGCAGAACGTGCTCGTCGATCCGGACGCGGATGAGTACGACCCGGACGACTGGAAGGAATGTTTCATCACCTACTGGCTGTCACCGAACGACATCGAGTTGAACTACGGGGTCGACGCAGCGAAGGAGCTGCGTTACCGGGCCCAGTCGGTCTACAAGTACGGTTACGATTCCGTCGACATCAAGGAAGCCACGTTCGGCGGGGCGTACACCAACGGGACCATGTACGCGGCGAATGCGGACGAGAACATCCGTCGGTACATCCGCGTGATCGAGCGGCAGTTCAAGGAGATTCGGCAGGTCGAGCATTTCGTCGATCCCGAGACCGGTGACATGCGCGCCATCCCGTACAACTGGGAGCGGAACAAGATCGCGTACGTCCGGGAAGAGTTCGGTCTCGAAGTCATCAAGATGCCGAAGGAGTGCATCCGTTGGCGCGTGTCGGGCGAGAACGTCCTCCTTCACAACGAGGAGAGCCCGCTCAAGCACTTCACGCCGGTGCCCTACTTCCCGTATTTCTTCGAGGGCGAGTCGTCCGGTCTGATCGAGCAGTTGAAAGATCCGCAGGACATGCTCAACAAGAGTATCTCGTCCGAAGTCCACATCCTGAACTCGGTGGCGAATTCGGGCTGGCAGATGGAAGAAAACCAGCTCGTGAACATGACGGAGCAGGAGCTGAAGATCGCGGGTGCGGAGACCGGACTCGTGCTCATCCGCAAGGCCGGCACCGCGCCGCTCGAGAAGATCCAGCCGAATCAGGTACCGACTGGGTTCGAGCGAATCGGCTACAAGGCGGTCGAATTCCTGAAGGAGTTGTCCGGCGTCTCTGACTCCAAGCGCGGCTTCGATCGCGCCGACGTCGCGGCCAAGGCCATTCTGGCGAAGCAGCGCGCCGGGTCCATCAACCTGACGCTGCCGTTGACGAACCTCATCCACACGCGGCGACTGGTCGCGCGGAACACGGTCGACATCGTCCAGACGTACTACACCGAAGAGCGGGTGTTCCGCATTACGAACGTCCGCGACCCGGCCGCCAAGGCCGAAGAGGTGAAGGTCAACCAGTTTGACCCGTCGACCGGGGTGATCGTGAACGACCTCACCCTTGGCGAGTACCTTGTCGTTATCACCGACGTTCCGAGCCGCGAGACTTTCATGGACTCGCAGTTCCAGGAAGCGCTGCAGATGCGCGAGCTGGGTATTCCGATCCCGGACGCCGTGCTCATCAAGCACTCACACCTCCAGGACAAGAACACCATCGTCGAGCAGATGGAAGCCCCGCCGTCGCCCGAAGAAGAGGCGATGCGTCAGGCCGAGATGCAGCTCGCGCAGCTCGAGGTGCAGGTCAAGCAAGCCGACATTCTCAAGAAGAAAGCCGACGCCGCGCTCGTGCTCGCGCGGTCGCGTTCCGAAGGCAAGCAGGAGCAGGACCCCGCCGTCATCAAGGCGCAGGAGCTGGCGCTCAAGCGCGAAGAGATGCTTGCCGAACTGGAGATGAAGCGCGAAGCGATGCAGGCCGAGCTGCAGCTTAAGCGTGAAGAGAGCCGCGCGACGCGGGCGATCAAGATGGCTGAGGCGGAAGCCAAGGTCGAGACGATGAAACAGTCACAGGAGACCAAGGATGAACTTGCTCGAAAAACTGCTCAAACGAAAGCGGTCACCGCAAAGCGTCCCGCTGGGAAGCGGGATAGCAAATCAGGGAAAAAAGACTCTGATGCGAAGAAGTCGTGACATCGACGGCATGGTCGATGCCGCTGTAACAGGCAAGAAGTCGAAGATGGGGCTCCGCTCCAACTACTGAGGAAAGGAAAAAATGACGCAAGAAACCGCCGCCGTTGAAGCCGAGAAGGAAGAAGTCGAGGTCGTCGAACAACCGCGCGACGACTCCGGGAAGTTCGTGAAGAAGGAAGCCGAGCCCGTCGAGGCCCAGGCAACCGAGGACGACGAGGACGATGCCGCACCACCGAAGCCGGCGGTGCTGGTACCGAAGGCGCGTTACGACTTCAAGGCAGCGCAGGCCAAGCAGCTCGAGAAGCGTGCGGCGGAACTCGAGGCCAAGCTTCGCAGTTACGAAGAGGCCGACAAGAAGGCCAAGGAATCGCCGGCCGTCGATTACGACGCGCAGATCGCGGCGATCGACAAGCAGATCGCCGACGCGCGCAAGGACGGGAATACCGACGCCGTCATCGAGCTGATGGACAAGAAGACCGAGCTACGCATCGCGAAGGTCGCCTCGGCGCGTGAACCGGCGCAGGAGATCGACACTTCCAAGCTCACCGAGGAAGCGCTCGACAGGCTGCGGGTCGACGAGGCCATCACCCGGCTCGAAGAGGAGTACAGCGTGCTCGTGCCGGACTCCGATGACTACGATCCAGACGTCGTCGCCGAGATCCAGGACCTCCGCGCTGCGTTCGAAGCGCGTGGGTATTCCCGTTTCGATTCTCTGTCGCGCGCGGTGAACTACGTGTTGCCGAACATCGAGTCGAAGACGGAGAAGACCATCGAAGCGCCGACCCTCAGCGGCCCGCGCAAGACCGACGTGAAGAAGAACATCGATGCGAAGAAGCGCATGCCGCCGGACATGCTGTCCGTCGCCACGCCGTCCGACAAGCTCGGCATGCAGAACGAATTGCCGTCGGTCTACAAGCTCACCGAAGCCGAGTTCGAAGCCCTGCCGGAATCCAAGAAGCGGCAGATGCGCGGCGATTTCTTCGGCGCCTGATCTCCCCACCTCCCCAGCGACTTCGGGCCAGGCTTTTCCTGGCCCGCTTTCTGTGCTAGAAAGGGCGATAACAGGCTAAGCCTGTGTCCTCGACCCCCGGTGGCGAAACAACCGGGACGGTATCGGAACCCGTATCAGGGTCGTGTCTCGGTGGTCCGGCACGAAAGCCCGGCGTTGAAACGGAACTTTCAACACAGGGAGTAGTGCCACCATGGCTCTGACGAATTTTGCAGCCCTCACGGACGAAGAGAAGACCGTATGGGCGCGGGACACCTGGTCTCAGGCCCGCAACATGATGTTCCTGAACAAGTTCGTGGGCACCGGCCCCGACGCGATGATTCAGCGCATCACCGAACTCACCGAGACCGAGCGCGGCGCGCGTGCGGTCATCACCCTGGTCCGGGATCTCGAAGGCGACGGCGTCGCGGGTGACCGCACGCTGGAAGGCAACGAAGAGGCCCTCCAGTCCGATGACGAAGTCATCAACATCGACATGCTCCGTCATGCCAACCGCTCGGAAGGCAAGATGGCAGAGCAGAAGTCCGTCGTTCGCTTCCGCGAGAACAGCAAGGACAAGCTGGCCTACTGGCTCGCCGACCGTACCGACCAGATGGCGTTCCTGACGCTGTCCGGCGTCGCGTACACCAAGAAGAACGACGACACCACCCGTACCGGCTCCGACCTGCCGTACCTCGAGTTCGCCAACGACGTTACCACGCCGTCGACGAACCGTTATTTCGTATGGGACCAGACCGGCTTCGGTGTGAACAACGCCAACACCTCGCTGACCTCCAGCGATATCCCGACCTGGGACATGCTCGTCGAGCTGAAGGCGATCGCGCAGGAGCAGTACATCAAGCCGATCCGCGGCGAGATGGGCATGGAGCTGTACAACGTCTTCATGACCCCGCGTGGCGTGGCTGCGCTGAAGCGCGACAGCGACTTCATGGCCGCGTGGCGTGAGGCGATGCCGCGTGCCAAGGAGAACCCGCTCTTCAAGGGCGCCGACGTTATCTACGTCGACGGCCTCGCGATCCACACCTACCGACACGTCTACCACTCCAGCACCTGGGGTTCGGGCGCCGTGCGCGGTCAGCGCGTGCTGCTCTGTGGCGCGCAGGCGATGGCGTTTGCCGACATCGGTGATGGCGAGTGGGTCGAGAAGAAGTTCGACTACGACAACCAGCCGGGTATCTCGCTGGGCAAGATCATGGGTCTGAAGAAGCCCAAGTTCTACAG